CTTAGAGTTTCTGAGAAAAAGCCTTTAAGATCGCCCAACATCTTTGCAAAATCAGGTTCATCAACCTCAACTTCTGATACGTCGGCTGCTTTTTCCAGAGTTTCAGCAGAAGCGTCTGCTACTGCATCTTCTGCAGGAGCTTCTTCAGCAGCTGGTGTTTCTTCAACAACAGGTGCTTCTTCAACAACAGTCTCTTCAACTGTAGTATTTTCTGTATTTTCTGACACTTCATTACCTCCTTCTGCGTTTGCCTGTTTTGCAATTGTTTGTGTTTCAGGCAACGTGGATCTTGACTTGTATAAATCAAGAATTCTATCTATCTCTTTTGACTTGTTTACATCTGATGATTCTACCCAACCGATTAAAGTTGCTGGCTTACCAGAAATTGGTGAATCTAATGTCTTGTCTGTTGATACAAAAACAGAGTTACTTTCTTCGCAATAGAAAATATTTTCTGTAACTACATCTGCCGCCATACCTTTAAATATCATCTGTCCGTTCATCTTCTCAATTGATAGGATGTTGCAAAGTTCATTTGCTGGTGAATCTACAATTGAAAGTTCAACTAGTTCATAGTCTTTAATGAAACGAACTGTCTCACCATTTGACTTGTTAACTTCGTTGTCTGATTCTAAAATTTTTCCGCCGATTGAAAATCCTGCTAGGGTGCCATCTAAAACTTTTTCCCATGTGTCTTGTGCGCCTTTTGAAATATAAGATGTAACATATACACCGTTATAGAAAGCTTTTGAAATTGGGTCATAGAAAGTTTCTGGCTTAAATGATACAACCTTGCCAACTGCAAGTGGTTGATGCATTTCTCTTAGATTCCCACGGAATCTTTCAAATGCTTTCATGCTAGCCTCTGCTGTAACTACATCGCCAGTTTGATCAATATTGTCTAGCGTTGCAAAGCCTGAAACAGTTCTCTTCTCACGATTTACTTTTGTGAAGGGGACTGATAGATGGAGGTTATTTCCATTTGAAGACCAGTTAGATTTTTCAATGTTCATATGCTTAATTTTATCTATTTGTAGATAAAAAGGCAAATAGTGGTTGAGTAAAGTTATTCAACCTGTCTGCCGTCGCCCTGAGCATTTCTTCCTTCACCCGAAATGTCTGGTGAATTACCCTGTCTTTGTTGATCTCTGACACGAGTATTATTAGCCTGTGCTCTAATTTCAGCCTGCTGTTGTGGCTTTAATTCAACCATATCATCTCCGCCGTCCAAAGGAATCATTCCCTTTCTAATACGGACTTCATTTGGAGTAATTACCTGCATTCTTAAATATCTTTCATCAATCTTAGATTGAGTATCCTCATCTGTAAGAGTTAATTCATTAAATTTAAGAGAAAGAGCATCTGTCTTTTCTTCAATAATTTTATTTAATTTCTTCTCTAATGTCATTTGTGCTGGACGACAAACTTGCTCTTTAAATGTCTTATCAGCATCTCTTGCCACCGCTAAATTTACACCCTCTGGGGTTCCAATTTTATTAATTGGTACACGGTGAGCCAAAAGAATTTCATCTCTGTTCGCCTTGCGATAAAGATTAAATGAAGATTCTTGTGTGCCAGCCTCAATTGGCTCCATCTTAAATTCAACCTTTGAGTCTGGGCTATCTGCTGGAAGAGGAATATATAAAGATCTGTGATTTTTTCCTCTTAAGCCTACCTGGAAAAATTCAAGCAATTTTCTTTCTGATTCTGGGGATAGCTTTGCTCCCTTTACTGTAATAATATATCTTGGGACCGCCTTATTTTCAAAGTAGTCTAGGTTATATTTACCAGCAAATTCATTTCCAGCCAATGCGTTCTGTGCTGCAATAATGTCTGGTATTCCATAATAGTTATTTGTTGGAGTATATTTCTTTAAATGAATAACTTCGTTTGGTCTGTCTTCTCCGCCTGCGATTGGGCTCTCGGTATCTACGTCTCCGAAGTTTCTAAAGTAAACAGCCTTGCCGTAAAGCAATTGAATAAAGCCGTCTCTTAATCTACGTACTCTCATTGTCTTTGCTGGGATGTGTCCAATGTATCCGATGTTGCCTGAAGTTGTTCTGCTGATTTCAAGGTAGCCGTTGCCAGTTGCTTCTAAGTCTGTATAAACCTTAATAAGTGTTTGTGTAAAAGTATCTTCATCGTTTGTTGAATCAAGCCACAGCTGTAAGTCTTGCTTTAATTTATTAAGCTTTCTGCGGGCTCTTTCTAATTGCTTGTCGTCTGTAATAGAATCGAATGCGTCGTTAGTTTTTCTTGTCTCAGAAAAATCATAACCTAGTCCAACAATGTTTGCTACCTTCGCATTAATTGCTGCGTAGTTATAAGTTGAGATTTCATAAATTCTTGAAAGGTATTCTTGGTTATATGGTGGCTCCACAAGGTCAAACATTGCATAGCCAGTAACCGCCTGCTGTAATAAGTTTTGCTGGGTTCCAGTTCCTTCTCTGCCTGCAAATGCTTTAGAGAACTCTCTTCCCATCTTACGGCGGAAAGTGGAGCTTAGTCCAGATATTTTTCTTAAGTCATCCTCCTCAATCATAAAGGGATCTGAATGATCTTTTTCTTTCTTTAATTGAAATAAATCAGAGGCAGAAGAAATTTGAATTCTATCTGTTGACTCTAAATCGTTATCTTGAATAAACTCCATGACTATCTCCCTGGTCCACCTATTGTTGGATTCTTTTTATTATAAGCCGCTAGCTCATCTTTGTAATTTCCAATATCAAATGGGTCAGGAATTAATCCTTGATCAAGCCTTGCCTTCTGATATTCAAACTGTTCGTCATCAATCTTACGTCTATTGGATAAAAATTTAGGCTGACCAACGTCAATTCCAAAAGATGAAACCTCTGATGCCAGCGCCGCCATGTTTGCCTTATTGCCTTTATGTGATGCTATCGATAAGTAATTGCCCTCATCATCGCCAATCCATCTTCCGTCTGGCATTTCCCAGACATAGATTCCAAGCGTGGTTTCCTCAATTACTGTCTGATTGACTTTTTTAATCTCCATAGTATTTTATTTTACCATTCTTTGGTATCAAAGTCCAGCTTTTTGTCAGGCTACGTGACAAAATTATGTGTTTTGGATTACAACCCAGTCATTGTCATAGTAGTCTACGGAGTTTTCTGTCACGGTTATGGACGGAGAATTATCATCCGCTACCGTAGAAGTAGATCCATATACATACAGGTCATGGTGCTCAGATGCTTTTGACAATGTAAATTGGCTTGGATATAGAGCTAAGTTTTGAAATAAGGCAGGAACTGAGCCAGATGAGGAATGTGCAATCTTTATTTGCCCGCTAACCGCAGCAGTAAAAACAATTACAACATGGTGCATTTGTCCCAATTTAAATATATTTGAAACATCTGTTTCTGCCGACTTATCTACGTTGTTTACATATATTGCAGATATATTAGTTTTGCTTATTGTTCCGCCGCCATTCCATGAATAATTTGAGGCAGCATATGATCCACTAGATGCTGTTGATATAAGACCACTAACTGTCAATGCATAGGGGGTATAAAAAAATTCTAATGTGCTAACTGAGGAGGTTGTATTAATATAAAATCCAGAGCTTTGAATTGTTCTTATTCCATTTCTGGCATTTCTTGAAAGAATTGGATGTTTGTTATTTCCAATTGTTATATCATATACTGAGACTCCAGCAAGACCCTCTAATGTAGAAATATAGCTAGAGCTATTTGAAGCATATGCAATTTGATTATTATAGAATTTAATTTGAAGGGTAGATATCTTAGGCAAATATTTGCTGCTATCTGTTGTTGCTAAAGTTATCTTTAAATAGATTTGCTTATTGCCATTAAAGCTTGCAATTGTAAATTGTGGAATCTTCTGTCCATTTTGGCATGCTTGATATGTTGTGCCATCTACTGAAACTTCTACTGTTATTCCACTTGTTCCGTCCCACTCAATTTTTGAAGAATCTAAAACGGCTGCATAAGGCAAAGAAATATAATCTGTCAATACAACTGTTTTAGAGCCAGTTGATTTTTTAATAGACAGGGATTGTTCTGCATCACTATAATATAAATCATCTGTGATAAAGTACTCCCACGATTTGTTTCCAGGGTATGAATAAATAAACTGTGTTGAAATATTTTCGTCATATAGCTCAAATAATTCTCCATTGTCTGGATCTACAATTTGAATTGGAGCAGGGCCTATATTTTGATTATAATGATTTTGAATCTGAGATTGAGATAAGCTATATCTATATACAGCAACGCTGTTTATAAGGAAGGAGTCTCCTGCATCTGTTGTTGGGCCACTTGATAATTCAAGGGCGGTGTTGCTAAACTGAAAATTAGAAATTGTAGATGTATTTACTAGGACTCCATCTATGTAAAGAGATAGCAATGTGGGGCTATATATTCCTACAATATGAATAACCTTATCTGTATAAGGCAGAGTATGTTCTACATATTGGGCCTGTACTTTAAAAACAATATTTTCATTATCATAGAATATCCCAATAGCCTCATCTGCATCTGCTAGAATGCTTGTTAATCCATTTGTAGTAAAGACTGGATGTATCCAGGCTTCAAGGGTAAAGTCATTATCTGAAGAATATATTGTTGCAAATTGGCTGGAAGTTGCAGAAGCTGTATAATCTTTTAAAAATGAATACTGTATAGAGTTTGCATTACCTATCTTTGTTGCTCTTGAATTACCAATTGTTATTGGAAGAATTTCAGTTATTGGATCCCCGCCATATACTGCATCATTTTCACATCCAGAGTGATCATATGCAATGTCTCCATAAATGCTTGCATAAGAAGTTAATGATGTATCATCTAAAATTGCTTGATATGTGGCATATGAGCTTTCAAGAGCTGTGTAGTTTGCAACATCAACTGTTGTTATATCATCTAATGGATAATATCCAATAGGGTAATCAGAAAGAACTATAGACTTATATGACATTATCCACCTACCGCAGATTTAAGATATCTAACTATTACTATACCAGATCCTCCGTTACCTGCTGTATTATTATAAGATGCTATTCCGCCTCCTCCAGATCCAGTATTTGTTGATCCACTTCCTGCTGTACCACTAAATGCGCCGTTTCCTCCACCACCAGATCCTCCAGCAGGACTTATTACCGTTCCTCCACTTGTATTATAGCCCCCAGAACCACCACCGCCTCCTGCATAATATCCTGAAGAACCAGTAGTTGTTGCTGATGCCCAAGAAGAATACGCAGGTGTTCCTGCCCCACCACTTCCTGCTGGTCCAGTAGATCCTACTGCACCTGCTCCGCCACCGCCTCCTCCACCTATTCCACCTGTAGTTGGTGCTGGGGCAAATCTGTATCCTTGTCCACCATTGTTTC